TCGCCTTCTAATACGCTTCCATCTGTACGAACTATCTTTAGTCTTGCCATGAGTTTGCCCCTTTGTTTAGTTTCTTAGAATGTGCCTGTTGTGGCTACTGCAACTGTTGAGTTAGCAGTGAATGTGATTGACATTGTGCCAATGTCACCAACAGCACCATTGATGTCTGTTGTGTTATTGATCAATAGTGAGACAGTGTAAAGAGGGTTAGTCGCTGAGACTGCTGTTCCCTTTGTCTGTAGGAATACTGCTGTGACAGTTGTTCCCCATGCTGCCTGTAGTGTTGCCAATACATTAGCTGTTGCTGTGTCGTTTAGGAAGTCGATTGTCACTGTTGATGACTCTAGACCCTTAACGAACTTGTGAGATGAGTCACCCATTGCGGTTACTTCTAGCTCATCGAATACGCGGTTAATTGTAACTGCTGTTACATGGTCTGAAAGATCGACAGAGTTAATCTTCACACCTACATTGTTATTTAGAAATACAGCCATGAGATTATTCCTCGTCCTTCTTAGTAGTTGCTGGCTTTGGTGCTGTTGGTGCTACCTGCCCGATTTTGATCAGGAAGGCTTCGTTTTCTTTTTCCCACTCGGACATAATTAACTCCAACTCGTTAGGATTGATACTGACATCTCACAGCTGAGTAGGTCACCCGAAGCAGCATTGAGAATACTTGGTGCGCTGATTGCGCTTACATTATAGGTCAAAGATGATGCTGCGAGCTTTGCGAACACGCTACAAACAGTATCTTCTATGCCGTTAAGATTTCCCTCATTATCAAACAATGGAACAGTCATAACAATCTTGAAGTTAGCCATTGGGCTAATAGTGATGTGTTGGTTATTGCTAGGAACAATGTATTCTGAATCTGGCGACACAATAACGCTGTTAGCTAAGACGACACTTGGTGGGAACGCGAAAGTCTGCCATTTTGAGTTATCTACTAAGGCAGTTGCTAATGTCGTTCTAAGTGTCGTGATAGGTACTGTCATGGACTACCCGATCATGCTGGTAGGCGCAAGCGCGTGGGCAATCATGCCCCTGATCTTCGCCAGAAGTTGCGCTGACATCCGATAAGGGGATGGCTGGAAATCGACTGCATTTGAGCCTGAAAGGGTGGCTGTCTTTGCTTGCCAGATTTCAACAGCGATCATCAAAGCTGCTAACTGAACTGCTGTATCTAAAGTGTAATCAACATAAGTATCTGCTGAAACTGTGCCGAAAGGTTGCACTGGGTGTTCTACTGCTGGAGTGTTGTTGTTGCCTGTAATTGCGTAAGTGATCGAATAATCGCCTACTCCAGTGAGAGTCTTAGATCCGTTGTGCTTTGAGCCATTGCCAGTGATTACTACTGTCTGACCCACATAGAAAATCTTATTCACAGCTTCTTGAAAGTAAAGTGTTCCTGTTGTGGCTGTGTTGCTATGAGAAATGTTGAAATAGTTGTTAGTCCAGAGCATAGGCAGAAGGACTACATCTGCGGCATCTGCCACTTCTTGAAGCGTGGCATCTGGGTACAGCGTACCGACTCCGAGTGTTGATCGGAGTTCTGCGACTGTTACAAGTGCCATTTTTTTCCTTTCTAAAGACTCTAGGGAGTCAGAGGGCTACTGACCCCCTAGAGCGACTTAGTTACCTGTTTTTATTAAGTTAGGTTGAACTTACGAACACCCTTACCTGACTTAGCAAGATAGATTGCCAAGTATCCGTAAAGGTTGATCTCGATCTCGCCTGATGTCAATACATTCACGCGAAGTTGTGTTGTTGGTGATTCCCATGTGTAAACAGATGATGGAGCAACCAAGAACATTGAGTTATCGACAACACCTGATGTTGAGATGTTGTGATCAACGATTAGGTCTGTACCAAGTACGCCACCAACTACAGATGTAGCTACCGCGTTACCTGATGCATTTTGTGTAGCACCCTGTGCTGAATACAGGCTTCGTCCAGTTGTATCAGCGAATCCAGCAATAGCCGCCCAAGCGTCTGTAGAGGCTACTAGCTTGTTAGCAAAGTCTCCGCCAGTTCCCTTGTACGCTGCTGCGCCTTCAACAGACACGAATGACTGTAATCCAGCTGCTGTTGCTGCTGTAGTTGCTGCTGTTGTACCTGATGATACATAAGCTGCTAGAAGTGCTGCATCTGTTGCCTTCTCGTATGCCTTGCGAAGTTCAGCCATCATTAGTTCCATAAATGCTGGAGATGAGCGATCTACAAGCTCGAATGATACGCGCTGTAGTCCTGAGAACTTTTCAATGCTTACTGTGTCATAAGCAGATGTCATGCCTGTCTCTGATGGTGCAGAACCTTCGTTAGTGTCTGCAACTGTTGGAGCAACATCTGGAGTAGATGCATTGGTATAAAGGCGTGGAACAGTGAATGACATTCCATCGATTCCTGCAAGTGAACCGCGTGTTGCAGCTTCAAATGCTGGACGACCTGTGAATGTGTCTGTGATGAAAGTATTTAGGTGAGATGGCAAAGTCAAACCTGTATTTGTTGAAGTCGAATCATCAGCTGCACGAACTACGCGGCGTGACTCGTCATCGCCTAGTGCAGCCTTCATGCTTGCCTCTAGGTATTGTGCTGAAGTGATTGGTGCAATGCGCTCGCGCACATGTGTAGTTGCTGTCACTACAGTTGGACGAGCAGCTTCAACCGCTGCTGCTTCTACTGCTGGTGCTGCAACTGTCTCTGGAGTATTCTCCACAGCTGTCTCGCTTTCTGTTGTGTTTTCTTCTACGACCTCTGGAGTTTCCTCAGCCGCTACATCGATAACTTGAGCAGACTTAAACGCTGGCTCTGTTACCAATGAAACCTCTAGCAATCGAGCAGCGGATACGAACATCACATTGCCCTTCTGCTTTGACTTAATTACTTCTACGCCTACTGAAAGACCTGATTGCAGACCTTCTTCAGCAAGGATAAGAGCTTCAGATCCACGATTAGATCGTGAGACCTTGAACGATGCATAAATCCCATCTTCTTGCTCTGTGAATTGTGTTGCCTTGCCTAGTGGCTGGCGTGTGTCATGCTGGTTAAGAAGCTTGACAGTCTTTGGATCTTCTGGAAGTGCAATCGCGCCCTTCTCGAATACGACTTTACCTGCTGAAGTGTTACCCACTTCGCCTGTTCCTGCTGGAACGATCTTGCCTGAGATTAAGCGTTCCTCAACATTGGCAATGAGTCCAGATGAGAAGGTGATTACTTGGTTTTCCATTTATTCGATTCCTTCACTGCCGTTAGGCGTTAGATCTTCCATCTCCATAGCTTGTTCAACTGTGATCAAGCCCAGAGATAACATTTTTTCAATTACTAGCAAGCGATCCATTGGTTCAGTCTTTAAGAATGATGAATCAACATCAAAGCGAACAGCATTACCGCGAGCAGTAATGTCATCCATTGAAAGACGATCCTGAATTGCATTTACATAAGGAGCGACAGATAGAGAGTAGAACTGCTTGCGCTCGTCTAAGACATTTGCGTATGTCATCGATGAATTGGCTTCAGCGCTAAGAAGGTAAGCTGGAATAGAACACAGGCGAGCGATTTCAGTTGCTAGGAACTGTTGCGCCTCGTCATACATCATGTCCTTAGGTGAGAATGATGTTGGTTGGTATTCTAAAGTAGAAGTCAAGTAAGCAGTGCTGCGATTTTGACGAGCGTTCTTCCATGCAGCTAATAGTCCAGCAATCTCTTTAGGATCTAAATCTGCACCATTATTGCGAAGTACGCCAGAAGGCATTGGAGTCTGTGCTGCAAGAACACTTGCTTTGCGTAGATCAATAGCTGCGCGGATAGTTTCGCTTCCGCGTTCAAGGATACCTTCATCATAAGCTTGGAAGGTAACAATGCTGCCTAATCCTGACATGGGTACAGCAACAGCATCGATAAAGTATTGAGTGATCGTCATGCCGTAAAGATCTGTAGTGAATGTTACTTTAACATTAGGAATCCACTGGAAGCGAGATGGACGACCATCTTCTGCATACACTTCTGTAACTTGCCAGTAAGCAACGCCATACATGATCAATGAATCAACTGTCCACGCCATTGTTACAGAGCGTGGCTGGTTTAATGCTGGTTGCTCAACCCATACTGGATTACCTAGTTCTTCACCTGTGGACTTGCGATAAAGGTTAAGAGGTAGATCACCAACAACACCAGCAATCAAATTGCGGCATCGAGCTACTGAAGGGACTGACATTGCTTCATTGCGTGAAACGCGTGGAAGCACATAGTTGTAAAGCGAGCTTAAGTTCTCACCCATAATAGAAGGGGCGTATTGCGCTAAAAGCGATGAACGCTGATCATTTGAGATTGCTTCAGTTTTGCGGAATAGACCCATAGTCATAAAGTGTAGCATTTGTCAAGCAATTAGACAATGTGCTATGGGCGTGTCTAACCATAAATCTGAGGCTTAGGTTGTGGAAGCATTAACTTACTTACGACCATTGCCAATCCAATAGGTGCTGAAATGTCTCCAGCACTCTTTCTCTTAATGATTCTCCAAGCGCTGTCGTTGGTTTTAGCAGCTGTGTTGGTGAACTGGTCAATGAGTTCGCTAGACCCATTGTGAACAACTCTCAGATTAGTTAATCCTTCTAGTAAATCGCCACAGGCTTTGTAGAACTGCTGACCTGACACATCCTCGACTATTACGCCTGAGTTAGCCAGTCTGTCTGCGATTGTCTGTGTCGCGTACTTATCAAAGCAGACTAGGCGTGGCTTATACAGATCAACCCATGACTTAATGCTTGCAGCCATCTTTAACTCATCGATTGCAACCTGTGAGCTGTAAGTCTCCATAATGCCAATGCCGATTCTGCCATCTGGAAGCAACTGTCCAGCAACTAGCGATCCATTGCGCCTACTTGGTGAGACATCGAACCCGAATACTGTATAAGCACCTACTGTCATCTCTAGAGTGCTGTCAGATGAGTTCTCAAGTACCTCAGTGCTGAAGGGGCAACTTAAACTGGAGATCCACTGACAAAGGGTCTCGGTTCTTGCAGCTTCCATCGTTGATGATGCGATTGTTTCCTCAATGGCTTCCTCGCTGATTAAATGACCTAGAGAAGGGTTCGCCATTGCCCATGCTTTGCGATCCCAAATGTCACAGAAGTCAGGTGCGCTGTATTCGTAGAAGCCTAAGCTCTTAGGTGGCTTATTTAGGCAAGCCTCATGTAGATCGTTAAGCACTTTGCTAAATGCATCGCCAGCATTGCTAGTAAAGAGTCTCTGGCTGTTCTTACGAGCTAAGGTAACACTCTTAGCAGCATCCATTGCTGCCTCAGACACCTCGCGTAACTCATCAATCCAGAGAAAGTCACATGTGCGCCCACGCGCTCCATCAGATGTCGCTGCTGCTACCTCTAGCTGCGCTCCAGAGGCAAGGATGATGCGTTCATCGCCATTAGTCCTACGGATGCCCTTCTTGATGTCTCCATCCTTGAGTTGCACCCTTAGGAAGTCGTTACGCTCGATGATGTCTGCCATGATGTTAAAGGACTTCATCGCCATAGCTCGATTAGAGGACATAATAAGGATGTCCTTCTCTCCAAAGCAGAATAGCCCTGCTAAGGCTCTCATTCTGGCAAGGTGAGACTTTCCTGACTGCCTAGCGATCAGCAACAGGCTTGTCTTACGGATGAACTGGTCATCCTTGTCCACAGAGCATAAATCATTAAGGATAACGCGTTGCCATTCGAGCAAAGGCTGTCCAATGCGCTCTGCAAGCTCTGCAACCTGCTCGCCTTTGGTTTTACCCTTAAGCCACGGACTGTGGAGTCTAGGCTTGACATCCCCAACAATCTTCTTGGGCTTTTTGGTTTTAGTCGTCATCGAATCGGATCAGGTCTGGACTTAAATGGACTATCTTGGACTGGCTTGGACTCAGTCGGAGAGAGACAGTTCGAAAAGACAGGGGGGTTCCTCC